GCTCGATGCGGCGGTGCATTATTTAAACAGTTAGGAGACGTGTCATGAAACCAAAGAAACAAGACCAGGAACGCTATAAAGCCAAAGCCCTGGCTATTTTGACGCGGCATATCGGGGAAGAAAAAGCCATTGACATGGGCGAGCTGTATCGCCGCGTATATGATCGGGAATGGAAAAACAAGATTAATGACACGCGAAAATTGCGGACGCTCATCACTGGACTCCGGTATGAAGGCTGCCTGATTGGAAGCACGAGATCCAAACGCGGTGGCGGGTACTATATCGCCCGGAGCTCATCAGAGTTGAATGAATTTTTCGAGCGGCGCACCCACGAAGCTTTGAAAATATTGGGACTCATTTCCAATATGAAGCATATCGGCCTGGATGAGATGCTGGGGCAGATGGCGTTGAATCTACAGGGGAAAAAAGAACCGCAGAATATCGAATAATGAATGTCGAAGTGAAGGGCTGAAAAATGGATGAAAATATCCGGGGTATAATAGATGGACGGCTGAAGCAGCTTGGCGAGATTACCAAAGAATTCGAAACGTATCAGTCCGTGGCCGAATATGAGATTGAGCGGATTCGGTCGCAATATAGCGAGAAGCTCGCGGAATATAAGACGCAAATCGGGGACCTGGATAAAAACATTAAATCCCTGGCCAAGAAAAACAAGGCGGTTGTTTTTGACGGCAAAGACCAGGTCACCCTTGAGCATGGTATTTTGCTTTGGGGAAAAGAAAAAAAGGTGTCCATCCCCAGGGATGCGCTGGATAAGATCGAGTCCCAGGGCTGGACAGAGGCGGTTAAGATTGCCAAGAGCGTGGATCGATCCGTTGTGGAAAAATGGCCCGTGGAACGGTTGACGGTAATCGGGGCCGAGCGCAAGACGGTGGAGAAGTTTAGTTATGAAATCAAAACTGATGAAAAATGATGAAAAAATCATCAGCGAACACAAATGGATACCGTGGAATCGATATTTATTTTTGTTAGAGGTCGACGGTAAAAAAACAATATTGGGTAGATTCAGGCGCGCGGAAAACTTGCGTCGAACAGCGGAACGATTAGCGGCATTCAAGGGGTATTTACCGACCATCGTCGATACAAAAAAGAGTGTGGTTATACCATATAAATGAAATTGACCTGTCCGTTTTGTAATATGAAATTTTCGGTTGATGAGGCTGGCCGGACCGAAACCTTGCGTAATCTTACACAGGAACTGTCCCGGTTCGGCAAGCATTGCGCTCTGATCTGGGAATATACCGGGGCGTTTGCCACGCAGCGCCTGGGGCCGATTGCACCGGCCAAGCGGTTGCGGATCGTGACCGACCTGACGCGGCTGTGGGAGACCGGGGTTTTTCAGATCCAGGGCAAGCGGTATAAGATCGACCGGGCCGGGATCGTGGCGGGCATGACGACAGTGTGTAACCTGGAAAAATTCGGATTGCCGAACCATAATTATTTGAAAAAAGTGTTGCTGGATAAGGCGGAGCGGATCTCGGCGGAGGGGTTGACGGCGAGGGAAGAGAGGGGAAGGGAAAGTGAGAAAGTGAGAAAGCGGGAAAGTGAGCATGAGGAAGATACGGGCCGTATGGCTCCGGAGGCGCTTGAGCAGTTTAAGAAAAAAATGGGTATCTCCAAATTGTCAGATCTGATGCACCCATCAAGACTAACGAAAAGAGAGAAACGGTGAATCGGGGAGCCGGAAAAAAGGGCACAGGGGAAATGAATATTGTAAAAAATGCCTGCTGTGATGTTTTGATTTGGATAATAATTTCAATGAGCCTGTTAGTAGAAATCATGGGCGGGCCCGTTATTGTTTGTCATAAGGAGAAAAAAAATGATGGATAAACATTTTCCGGCGCTTAAGGTTCCCTTGGTGAGCCGGGATGAATTGCGGATCGCGAAGCAGCGCGGGGAAGATATTTCTTATACGGAAGATGACCGGCATATAGAAGCATATGAATTCAATGGTCATCTGTATATCGCAGGCGTTCGAGATATCGGGCCGAGAGAGTAATGAAATAATTAATAATCAACGATTAACAATTAATCATTAATTGGTACCTAAAATTGAAGGGACATAAAATGACACGACGAAAATTAAAAGACCGAAGGCTTGGCCCGGATTGCAGGGGGTTTAGTTATACCCGGCATATTCCCGAGAGAAGATCCGGAAATGAACAGCGCATTTATTGGGGCAATCGCAGAAGCGGGATGACCGATCGCCGGATTAATTCATTTTGTCCGCACAATCCGGAGCGGCGGGGAGTTCCAAAAGGTTTTCCGTGCTGGGATGTTATGAGACCCTCTTATTAATTGAACATCGAACATCCAACGTCCAACATCCAATGATGAATCAGGTGAAAAAAACGGGGAATGAAAAATCGCTTGACAAGTAGAAATTATAAGCGATAGATTTAAGCCAACAATTGATCATGCGGGCGTTTGACGGGGGTATCTAAAAGATACCTATCGAAAACAACGCTTTGCGCCGGATAAAGTAAAAGACCGGTAGCGTATACAAAAACTGTCTCTTTGTATGACGCTACCGGTCTTTTTTTTTGACGCCGGGTAATTTTAATTAACAAAAGTTAACACGGGGAAAAGCCATGAAGATCGTTATTGATCCGGGGCACGGAGGAGAGGACAACGGCGCGGCATGGGGGTACGCCGAAGAAGACGACATTAATCTGTCTGTGGCATTTCTGCTTCGGTGCGAGCTGGAGAAACGAGGCGTTGAGGTGCTTATGACCCGGGAGAGGGATGTGTTTGTTTCCCTGTCCGATCGGTGCATGGCGGCCAATCAGGCCGGGGCGGACCTATTCGTTTCAATACATTGCGATGCCTTCCATAAGCAGACGGCATCGGGAATATCCACCCATGTGTATCGGAGAGCGAGCCAGATTTCTATGGATGTCGCCGGGAAGATTCAGAAGGCTCTGGCCTCGCGGTTTCCGGGCCATGTGAACCGGGGCGTAAAACCGGCCGGATTTTATGTGCTTAAAAATACGATGATGCCTGCGGTGCTGATAGAGTGCGAATTTATCAGCAATCCCGAGACCCGGCGCTTCCTTCGCGAGCCGGAGCATCAACTGGCCATTGCCAGGGCTGTTGCGAGGGTCATTATAATTGGATGACAGGCTGGAGAGCCTGCCCCACATGGAGGGAATGTCATGGACTGGAAAAAACTCGGACAAAAAATCATAGAAATGGGCGCTCCGGTATTGGGAACCGCTTTTCTCGGACCGGCGGGAGGGTCTGTGGCCGGCGCTTTGGTTGCCAAAGCTTTTGGTGCTGACGCCACGCCATCGGCCACAGATGCGGCCATCATGGCAGATCCAGACGCCCTCATAAAATTGAGAGAGGTGGAATATAAGCACGAAGAGCGCCTTTCCGAGATCGCCCTGGATTATGCCAAAATAGAAAATGAACGGGAGCTGGGGGTTATTCTTGAGATTAACAAAACCATGCGAGAGGAGAGCAAGAGCGAACATTGGCCTCAGTGGGCGTGGCGTCCATATTGGGGGTTCATTTCAGGAACTGCTTTTTTGGTCGTATGTATTTTTGTGGGCATTTTGGGCTACAAGGCAATTACATCATCCGGCACTGCGGCAGCGGCGGCTATCGGGGCCATTCCTCTTATCATCGGAGCATATACGAGCCTCTTTGCGATTCCGGGAGCCATTCTCGGCATAACCGCATGGGGCCGAAACAAGCTAAAAGAAAAAACAGGTGGCTGAAAAATTGATGGAGCACATTAAATATTTGGAACGTAAAAACAAAAACGGAGGAAAGGGCTGATGGATAAAGAGTCTCCCGAGAAAATCAGAAAATTGAAAAATGCGCTGCTGGAATACCTGGGAAAAAACGGGAGGCACTATAGCCAACTTTCTCGGCTTGAACAATCCGTGGAAGATCTTGTCCAGGCATTGAATACGCGGCTGGACCAGCTCCTGATCAGCAATCGGTGCGACACCGTCACCGGTTCGGAACCGGAAAGTCCCAGGGACAAACTGGCGGACCTGCTCATGCAAACCGGGGCGCTGCTCACCCGCCAGGGCAACGTGGACAGTGAAATGGTGAATCAATTCGAATCTGCCCTGGATGCCTTTGATCAGGCTGCGGATCTCAAGCGCCGGTCCGAATCTGCCAGGGATACCGGGGAAACCGCAGCTATTAGGCATAAACGTAACCAGCTGTGAATCCGGGCATTATAAAATATATTGCCGGCAGCAAGGATGTGGCCCTGGTTTTGTCTCTGGTATTTAACGCAGCGGCCTGCACGGCGATCTGGAGGCTCTGGAAAAGCCGGGAAGCGCTCCAGGATAAGGTTACGGCAATGTTGACGGAACTGGTCAAGGAGCTGTCCAAAATGACAGCGAATTTGACCGAGAAATAAAACGAATAATGCCACAAAGACACAAAGACACCAAAAATATTTTTTAAAAAAAGCGCTTCGTGCCTTAGAGCCTTAGTGGCAAAAATCGGAATGAGACAAATGATTGCCAGATTTATATGTCGGCACAAATTGCGGATGCTTGCATTAAACATGAGCATCAAGGCGCTGGGTAATTCAATCGCGCGGATTCGGAGGATCAATGGCGCGAGAGCATGATCTTGAGATTCGTTTTCAGGCTGAAGAGCTTTTCGTGGAACACCGGCTCACTCACGAAGACATAGCGGACCGTCTGGATATCGGATTGAGCACGGTGAAGCGATGGTCTTCGGACGGGGACTGGAAAACCCTCCGGGAGGAATATTTCGAGCGGCGCCGCATGCTCAAGAGCAACTTGGCCAAGCTCAGAGATAATATGATGGAACGTGCCGCAAACAACCTGGATCCCCAGGATGTGTATGCGGTCATCCGACTGGAAAAACTGGCCAGGGAACGGGAATCCAGAGGCCAGGAAAGCACTGCGCCGGATGTGGATTTGCCCAAGATTTTCTTGGAAAACATGGAGTTTGTGGCTGAGGTCTTGAAAGACGTGGACCCGCAAGGGCTCAAGGTTCTGGCCAGAAATTTTGATGTAATCGTCAACCGGTTCAAGGAGCAATATGCGCAAGCGTCCTAAACTCACAGAGCATAAGTTCGACCAATGGGCGGATGACCTGAAGTCCTGGATACAGGATTCCGTTTCGCCCTTTGAAAACGACACTCCGGAGAAGCAGGCCGAGCGCATGGAGCGGGGAAAATGGGATAAGCTTTTCTTTATGAAGACTTATCTTCCCCATTATTTCACGGCGGCGTTTGGTGAATTCCACGAGGAATGGGGCGATCTTGCGGAAATCCTGGACGAGTGCGTGTTTGTGGCCGCGCCCAGAGACACGCCAAATCCACGTTTTTCACCTTCGGCGATCCCATACATGACATCTGTTATGACCTGCGATGGTTCGTGATTATTGTCTCGGACACCAACGATCAGGCCACGGGCTTCACTTTGCCCATTCGTTTGGAGCTGGAAGACAACCCAAGAATCAAAAACGATTTCGGCAAGTTTCGCGGGGGCGTCTGGAAAAACAATGATTTTACAAGCAAAAACGGCGTGCGCATTCTTGCACGGGGAAAGGGCGAAAAAGTACGGGGTCTGAAAAACCGTCAACACCGGCCCGACAAAGTCATCGTGGATGATTTTGAAAACGATGAAAACGTAGAAAATCCCCGGCTCGTGGAAAAAGGCATCCGCTGGCTCAGGCGGGCCGTGATCGGATCGATGGGCGAGGGATACACGTTTTTGATGATCGGCAATCTCTTCCATCCTAAATCCGTGCTATCGCAGTTCATTGCGGAAAAGGATGAGGACGGCACGCCTCTATATGTGTCGAGGATCTATCGGGCCTGGATTGATTACGGCAAGTCGGATCAGCGGCCCCTGTGGCCGGCACGGTGGTCTGCGGAACGCCTGGAGAAAAAGCGGCGCCAGATGGGCACGGTGGATTTCAACGCCGAAATGATGAATCTCACCGGCGCTGAAGACAGTCCGTTCCGGGAAGAGTGGTTTCGATATTATACCCGAATAGAAATCGTCAATCATGTGTTGCAGGTGTCCACATTCGTGGACCCGAGCGCAACCAGCACGGAATCTTCCGACTATAAGGCCGTGATCACGGTCAGCTCGGAACAATATGAGAAGCTCATTTTCCGGTGCCTGCATGCCTGGATACGAAAGGCCACCGTTGGCGAAATGTTCGGGGCCTCATATCATCAGGTGGATCATTATGGCGGCCAAATCGGCATCGAAGAAAACATGTTCAAAGATTTTCTTCATGAAGCCATCCAACAGGAGGCAAAGCGCCGCAACCGGTACCTGCCCTGGATGCCGGTGCATCATTCCGGAAACAAGCGGGCGCGGATCGTTGGGTCTTTGAGCTATCTGGTGGAGCATGGGCTGATATTGTTCGAAAAAAATCACAGCGACCAGGACCTGCTCATCGAGCAACTCATTTATATCGACAATAAAAATGTCAATGACGACGGCCCTGACGCATTAGAGGGAGCCGTGGATCTGCTGCAGAGCGGCGCTTTAGGGCCTGCGGAATATACGTCCATATCAAAACGCAAATTCGGATCCATCAAGGGGACATGGTAATGGCAATATTAGATCAATTCGGAAGACCGATTACGATGACCAAGGTTCCGGAGAAACGGCCCCTGGCGGTGGCGCCGGTGCTGGATTCATGGCGGGAGTATGTGAGCGCGGGCCTGACCCCGCAGAGACTGTCAAACCTGCTAAAAGAGGCTGATGCTGGCAATGTGCAGCGCCAGGCCGAGTTGTTCGACCAGATGGAAGAGAAAGACGCCCACCTTCTGGGAGAGGGGGAGAAAAGACGAAACGCCATACTAGATGTTGAATTTACGGTGACCCCGGCCTCGGAAGACAGCCGGGACGTGAAAGTGGCGGAGTTTGTTCAGGAATATTTCGACAACTCAACGGACTGGGATGACACCATCGTCGCTATGCAGGACAGCGTGGGCAAAGGTTTTTCGGCTCTTGAGATTCACTGGGACGTATCGTCCGGCCAGGCCATGCCAAAGGACCTGGAATTCATTGAGCAGAAACGGTTTATCTTCACCGATACGACCGGGTACCTGCGCAAATATCCGAAGCTGCTTTCTGACGAAAATATGATGGGTGACGAGATCCCGGCCTGGAAGGTGCTCTTCCATCGTTACGGCGGCAAGGCGGGGCATGCGGCCAGATCCGGCATTTACCGGGTATTGCCCCTGCGTTTGGGAAAATACGATGCCGGAGCCGGTAAGGAAGACAAGGACGCCCTGATCGCGGCCATACAATCATTAGGCTCCGACGCGGCAGGAATCATATCCAAAAATACGGAGATTGAATTCGTCGAGGCGGTCAAGAGCGGGACCAAGGGGGACAATCCCTATCTGGCGATGGCCGTATTCTGTGGCAAAGAAATGTCCAAGGCCGTCCTGGGCCAGACCCTGACCGCAGATGTTGGAGATACGGGCTCCTATGCCGCGGCCAACACCCACAACGAAGTACGGCTCGATCTGGCCAAGGCGGACACGCGATCCGTGGCGGCGACGACGCGTTATCAATTGCTCCGACCGATGGTGGGCTTCAACTTCGGATGGGACACGGCGGTACCGGGATATGCTGCGGTCTGGAACGAGCGTGAGGACCTGAAAAGCCTGAGCGAGGTGTATAAAAACGTGATCGGGTTCGGCCAGCCCGTATCTCCCGGACATGTGAGCGAGAGGTTCGGGATCCCGATGCCCGAAGACAATCAAGCGATTTTACAGCCTGTGAGTTCCGGCCCAATGGCCGCAAAACGCTCGGATACGCTCCGGGCTGCGCGATCGAGGATGTTGGCGGGTAAGCATGGCCGCCTCACGGGAAAAATTGATCCCGGGCCGTATTATGACGCCCAGCAGCAGGAAATAGAGGATCTGGCCGACGATTCGCTGGCTTTGGCGGACGATGCATGGAAAGGGATCGATGCGCCGGTCCGGAAACTGATCGCATCTTGTTCGAGCATCGAGGAGGTCCGGGACCGGATATTCGATGTTTACGGGGATCTGGACCCCAAGGATCTGGAGAAGCTGGTACGCGACGCCCTGGTCACGGCGCTTTTGGCCGGAGCCGTGGACGCGGCGAATAATCCCAGGGGGAAACGGTAGTTTATGGAAGTCATATTGCGGATAGCGAATGAAGAAAAAGTGGTTGCGGCGCTGGATGAACTCGGTAATCGGGCCGGGGATCTCAGCAGACCACTGGCGGATTTCGGGGAGCGCCTGGTCAGAAAGATAGCCAAAAGATTATCCGGCCCGGCGCTAAAGGAACGCACCGGAAGGCTCAAAGGCTCCCTGTCTCACGAGGAGACCCACGACACCCTGGAAGTATCGGCGGGCGGGGCTGACGAGGTTGACTATGCGGCCATACACCATTTCGGAGGGATCATCAGGCCGAAAAAAAAGAAGTTTCTGACTATCCCCTTTCCGGGCGGGCCTGCGGACCAAAGGGTTCCGATGAGGGCGGCGGATTTTAAGGATACATTCGTGGCCAAGGGAATCATATTCCAGAAAAGGGGCAAGGACCATATCGAGCCGCTGTTTATACTCAAAAAATCCGTAACGATCCCTGCCAGCCCGTACATGTATGCAGAAGAATCCGACGTGGAATATCTCAGCAATTCCATAGCCGATTTCATAGCAGGAGCGTGGTCGTGAAAGTAATGCCGTTTGCAGAAGCCTTTGAATATTTCCGGGACAAGTTTGCGATGACCTCTTCGGAATATAAAAAGCTGGTCGCGGAGGTTGGAGAGTATGCCAGCAGCCTGGCGTTTACGGTTTCGCGCATTGCGTCCGCCGACCTGCTTCAGGACCTGCACGGCGAGATTTCAAAAGCCATCGAGGAGGGCGGCACGTTCTATGAGTTTCGGGAAGGCATCGACGAAATCATGGCCCGGAGGGGATGGGAAGGCCTGACGCCCTACCGGCTGGATAACATCTTTCGGACCAATATACAGACCGCTTACAACGTGGGGCGGCACAAACAGATGAAGTCTATCGCGGACCGCCGGCCCTACTGGGAATATGACGCGGTGAATGATGCTCACACGCGGCCCAGCCATCTCGCCAATGATGGCAAGATCTATCGTCATGATCATCCGTTCTGGAATACATGGATGCCTAGTAATGGATTTCGTTGCAGATGCCGCGTGAATTCTCTTTCGGCGGAAGAAATGAAAGAAGAAAAGCTTGCCGAGGAGACGGAGGTCACGCACCTACAGCCGGATGAAGGCTTTCAACACAACCCGGCAGAGCAGCAATGGCGTCCGGACCCGGAGAGATACGATCCGGTGCTTCGGTCGCAACTGGAGGATTGGATATGGGATTAAAAATATTATGCACCCTGAAAAATATTGACGGTGCACCGGAAGAATTTCAGCTGTTTCCTTATGGCAGGATCGAGCTTGAGGGTGAAGATGACGCGCTTGTCGATGAAGCGTCGATGGATACTATCGTCGCTGATTTCGAGCGCCGTGGAAACGATATGGTCATTGATTATGAACACCAAACTCTCAAAGATGTTCAGGCACCGGCGGCGGGATGGGTCAAGAAAATTACGAATCGCGGCAAAGACGGGCTATGGGGCGCTGTGGAATGGACCAAACAGGCCAAGGAATATCTGGAGAATCGGGAATATCGTTATTTTTCTCCGGTGTTCTGGGTGGCGGATAAGGGGCGAAAGGTCGTCAAAATCGAACATGTGGCGCTGACCAATTATCCCAAGGTCAATAATCTAAAGCCGGTCATGGCCAAAATGAAAAAATTTAAGGAAAATTTAAACATCGGTGAATACCGAAAGGAGGCAAAAATGCTCAGCAAGTTGAAAAAACTCTTCGGCCTGGCGGATGACGCAACCGAGGACAAAGTGGTCGAAACAGCAGAGGCCGTGGTGGCCAAGAACAAGACACTGGAAAAACAGGTCGATGAAAAATCGAAAAAAGTCGTGGCCAAGGAAGTGATCGAGGCTTTGGATCTGAAAGAAACGGACGGCGTGTCCACCGTGGTGGCATCGATACACGCGCTCAAGCAGTCCGGCAAAGGCACGGTATCCAGAGAGGAATTTGAGAAGATACAAAAAGATCTTCGCAAGCGCGATGCCGAAGAAATCGTTGCCAAAGCCCTGGATACCGGCAAGATCACCCCGGACCAGAAGGACTGGGCCACAGAGTATGCCGAACGTGACCTGGACGGGTTTAAGGTTTTCGTAAGCAAGGCGACGGTGGTTGTTCCTCTGGACAAACTGAAAAAGAAACAGACCCGGACGGATGACGCGATGGCTGATGAGGCGGTGCTCAAGGTGGCCAAGATGTTCGGGAATACGCCGGAGGATATTAAGAAATACGGATAGAAGGGACGAACATCGAACATCAAACGTCCAACATCGAATGATGAATAAAAAAACGGAGGTATAACATGACGGCATTAACCGAAGACAAAAAACTCGAATACCGGGAAGGCGTGGAATTGTCCTGCCCGGTTGACGACGGAGACACTATATACGGCGGCGCGTTCGTGTGTGTGAATGCGGACGGGTATCTGGTGGACGGCGCTGACGAATCCGGCCTGGTATTTCACGGCGTCGCGTTGGAGCAAAAAGACAATTCATCCGGCTCGGACGGTGATCTGGAATGCCAGATCCGGCGCAGAGGGCTGGTCAAGGCGCTGTTTGATACGGTGATCTCACAGACAAACGTTGGCGACAACGCATATTTGGTGGATGATCAAACCGTTGACGTGGTCGGGAATGTAACCCATGCGATATTCTGCGGTATCATTGCAGAATTTATCGACACGACTCACGCATGGATTGATATCGAACCTGCGGTTCGCTCTTCCGATGCCATTGCCCATATCGCCGACGGAGCCGCTGCCCATGCGGCCAGCGCTATTTCCGTTTTGGATTCCGGGGAATTTACGTCTGAAACCGAAGTGGAATCCGCACTGGCGGAGATTTACCAGAGCTTGCTGACCGCCAAGGGCATCATTAACATCCCCATGCCGGTGATCACCAATGCAGGGGTTGTCCTGGCCGCTTTTTCGAATGCCGACGATCCTTTGCCTGGATTTTGCGTCACCGCCGAGGGGCTTGGCATCCGGTGGAATGATCACGGAACGCCCACACCGGTCGGGACCAAGGTTATGGTTCCTCCGGACATGGATGTTACCGCCAACGCGGTGCTCCACATTCTTGCTGCCAAGGTCGGGGCTACGGTCGGCGATGCCACAAAGTTCACGGTGGAAGCGTTTAACAACGTTGTTGACGCGCTCTATGATGCGGATGCGGATTACGGCGGAGACACGGACGCCATGACCGGGGATGCAACCAGCAAGACCGTCCAGCACGTAACGCTCACCCTGGCTTTAGCCAACCTGGCGGCTTATCCGGCGGCGGTGGAGCTGACCATCCAGCCCAAGGACGGAACGCTGGGAACGGATGACGTGATTATGCTCTCAGCCTGGATCGAGTATCAAAAGAAGCTGCTCTCGGCGTAATCCATAACTACTTTTTTTAACGAAAGGAGATAAGTCATGCTGGTAAACAAAGCAAATTTAACGGCGGTTTTCATCAACCTGAAAACCACATTCAACAAGGCGTTCGACGCCGCTCCGGCGTTGTGGGAAAAAACCACAATGAAAATCCCGAGCGGGTCCAAAGAAAACGAGTATTCCTGGTTGAGCCGCTTTCCCAAAATGAGAAAATGGCTCGGGGACAAAGTCATCAAAACCCTTGAGGCGTTCAAGTACTCCATCATCAATGATGACTGGGAGGCCACCATCGAGGTTGACCGCAACGATATCGATGACGATTCCATCGGGATCTACGAGCCCCAGGCCAAGGACGCCGGGTTTTCCGCGAAGCAGCTTCCGGACGAGATCGATGCGGATCTGAAAAACGGCGCATTCGCAAACGAGTGCTACGACGGTCAGTATTTCTACGACGACGATCACGAAGTGGCGGACGCGTCGGTCAGCAATTTAGGAACCGCAGCCCTTTCTGCGGCCACTAAAGCTGAAGCGGCGGCCAGTTACGGCGCTGCAAGGCTTGCCATCATGGAGTTTACCGATGACGAGGGAAGACCCCTGGGATTGATTCCCAATTTGCTGGAGGTTCCTCCCGCGCTTGAGGCAACCGGGAAAATCCTGGTTAATAATCCGAAACTGGAAGACGACAAGCCAAATCCCTATCATGGCACGGCCGAGCTTTTAGTCAATCCCCGCCTCACCAGTTCCACGGCCTGGTTTCTGCACGTCACCAACCGGCCCTTAAAGCCCTTCGTTTACCAGGAACGCAAAGCGCCGGTATTCGTACAGCAGGTCGATCCGGAGAGCGACACCGTGTTTATGCGAAAGAAATTTCGGTTCGGCGCGGAAGCGCGCGCGGCCGGCGGTTACGGTCTGTGGCAGATGAGTTACGGGTCTACCGGCGCAGGTTGATAAGGATAGAAGGTGAGAAAATCAGAAGATAAGAAAGTTGGCAGTACGAGCGCTCTCGATCTGCCAACCTTCTGACCTTCTTTTTCAAATAGAAAGGAGTGGAAATGATTCGCATTACCAGCAAACGACACAATTTCCGGCGTTGCGGCATGGCGCATCCCAAGCAGCCGGTGGATTATCCGGATGACAGGTTTTCGGAAGAGGAGTTGAGCATCCTGCAGGCGGAGCGCATGCTGACCGTGGAGGTGGTAGACGACGGGGAAATCGTTAGATCGGAAAACCCTGAAAAAATGACGGTGCCCAAGCTGAAAAAGCTGCTGGGTACTCTGAAGATTGAATATCCTGCGGATGCATTGAAAGCGGACTTGCTGAGATTGCTTAAAGAAAAAACAGCTGCACCGCCCGAGGAATAACCGATGCCATACTGCACACAGGCTGACATTTTAGAGCAACTTGACGAGGCCGTGCTCATCCAGTTGACGGACCGTTCCGGATTGGCGATCAACGAAAACCGTGTGTCGCGGGCCATCAAGGATGCGGACGCTACCATCGACTCGTATTGCCAGGGCAGGTACACGGTGCCTCTCTCACCCGTGCCGGATAAAATCCGACAGGTGAGCGTGGATATCGCCATTTACAATCTTTACTCCAGGCGGGCGGACACCGCGCCGGATATCCGCAAGGACCGGCACAAAGAGGCTACCCGCTGGCTGGAAAAAGTCAATAAGGGAGATATCAAATTGGGCGCCGCCACTCCGGCGGCGACAAACACAAAGGACACGGTAATCATAACGTCCAACGATCGGATCTTTGAT